GCCAGGGTTACGCCTTATAGCATCGTCAAAGGATTGGGTGTCAACGGCATTGATGTAGACATAGGTATCACCACCACCCAATGCTTTCTTGTCGCTCAATGGGATGACGGCTTCGGGTCCAGCTTCTCCCATCAATGCAATCGTTGGTCTTTTAATAATTCCCCCCTCTGCGAATGAGCCAAACAATTTACCGACATTTCCCAATATTGAAGTAGCTACACCAGCCCCCTTTTCTCCACCCCCGGCTAGACCCGATATAGCTTTCCACATTAACCATTTTATTATCATTCTTTCTATTTCAGCCAATACCGAATCGGCCATCGATTTAAAAGAATCCTTAACCCTATCGGCAAATGTCTTAGTGCTATCTGCCATATTTGAAAATATATTAATGAATGTGTCTCCTAGTTGATTGGTAAAATCAGTTATAAACCCATATTGACTTTTAAACTTAACTACTTCATTCTTAATCTGATTCAACTGTATCAATAGTTTTTCTTGTTCACCAGTTAAAATGTTTGTTTTAAGATAATTATCTAAGGTTGCATTGTTGTAATCCATTTCAGCGTTGCGAGCACCCAACCAATTACCCTGTAATTCCAAAACTTCCCTGTTTAGATCGGCTGTACTAATTGCCTGATCTCTTCTCAGTTGTGCCGATCTGGCATCCATCTCTGCTGATTCTTTATCTGTTGGTACTTCATAACCGTAACCCATCTTTTCGTATGCTTCCCTTAAGGCATCGGTACGTTCTTTAATTCCTTTGATTTCAATGGCCGTTATTTCGTTACCCGTTTTGATGGTTTCCGCTTTTGCTTTTTCAGCATATATCGAATCAATTTGCAATTTCAGGGCCATAGTCAAAAGCCCCTGTTTGCGTACTTCTTCTATTGCCAAGACACGTTCGTTATCCAGTTTATCCAATTCAAATGCCAATCTTGTCTTAGCCGCATTTTCAGCAAATTGACGGGTTATTACGTCAACATCTTGCCCCAATTCCATGGCGTTTATAATAGCAGCATTTTTGATCTGCTCTTGGCCAGCATTAAACACATTAAATCTAATATCGGAAGCTTCTTTTTCAAATTTTAATATCAATTGAGCCCTATCAGCTATTTCTTCTGCTCCAGCAATATGAGGAATTTTCTTCTTTCCTCCAGTAGCAGATGGTTCTTCTTTCTTGCCAGACATGGAATCATTCAACAGTTTAATCTTTTTCTGGAGTTCATCTATTGCAACCGATGTCGTATTTAATGTTTCTGCTGCTGCCAATATAGCCAACTCGTCTAATTTATCAGCAGCCTTTCCTAATTCATCCCCAAGATCTTTCCAATATTTAACCTCTTCCGCCTGTTCTTTTTTATCTTGGAATACATGCATTGATGTTAAAATAGATTCAAATTTAGCATAAGCACTTGCAGCCGATAGAACCCACGAAGCTAATTGAAGCATAGCAGTGGCCAATGCTCCAACCACTGGTATCATACCTATCTGCAAAAGTTCCTTAACTGCATTGACAATGTTGCCCATTCTTTCAAACTGCTCATAAACATCTGTTTTAACTGTTCCACCTAATTGCTTTAACTTTTTATCAGATTCCTCAACTATTCTATTGTAAATGGCTGTCTGCCTTTCGGCTTCATTAAGATATTTTGGCAGAGTGCCTATTGCTTCGGCATAGCTTTTTATTGCATTTTCCGAATCTATATTAAAAGCTTGTTTCAATCCCCTGGTCTGCATTGTTATTGCAGCATTGGTAACAAGATCAAAAGAATTTTTAAAACTGGTTCCTAAAAATCTAGATGCAACCCTTGCAGCCTCGGTCATCTTTATAATTTGTTTATCATCAAATCCAGCAGACAATAACCTAGATGATTGACGCATTGCCTCGGTGTCTTCCATCCATACGCCCGATACCTCTTTCATTTTTCCTATCATTTGATCCGCATTTACACCAAAGGATTTAGATACGTTCTCGAATGTATCTTGTATCCTAATGGCTTGCGCTCCATCCTCTGCCATCTTGACGAAAGCTTCTCCTACACTTAATGCCTGTTTTGCAAGATATATAAATGAAGCTGCCTGTATAGAACCTATCGCTTTTTTGAGTCCATCCAGTGATGAAACGGCTTGTTTCATGGGATTAACAAAATTAGCAATGTCGGCGCGGAGCTGCACAAGAACGGAAGCTGCTACTGCCATAAGTTATCCCCCGAAAATCTTATCATCATTACCCAATGAAGGCATGGATTGAACCGGAGATGCTTTCTTCTCCCGTTCCTTCTCTTCCAACTTCCTTGATTCGGCAATAAACTCTTTCACCTTCATCTTACATTCCAACTTATCTTTAACTTCCAAATCATTGCAGGCCATTTCTATGCCGTATGCCGTTATGCCCATAGAGTCTTCAGCGCAAGCCTTCTGGTAGACTTCCCATGCATCAAGGTTTGCTGGCAATATCCCCGGGAAGCAGGTAGAACACGGAGGTTCCTGATTACTCATTTTATGGATTTCCTTGCAGTCTGGGCATCTTTCGTAGGTCTTATTACTGACCCACTCTGCAAGGCATCGGAGTTTTTTAACTCTCCCTCCAGGTCTTCATTCATCTTGGATGTCAGTTCGTTTGATTTTGCCATGATGAAGTCTCTGGCATCCTTGTCGTTGAATATCCCCTCTCTGATTTCATCCTTGTTGGTGGTTCCTTCAAGCTCAACATCCGAGAAGTCTTCTAGAATATAATCAAAGATTTTCCAATAGAATTTCCCCTTCTTGTCATTATCGACAATCTGGGTCGTTCCATCTGGGAGAGATACCGCCACCTTTCCCTCGGTAGTCTGATCCTGAAGCCTCAGATAATCCCGTGGCGTGGCTGCGCGAATCTTGAACCTTGCCCCATGCAGATAATCATACCAAACCCCCTCGCTGAAACGCTTCAGCTTTAACGGCATAAAACCTCCTTAGTAAATCATGACCTGAGATGATGTGTTAAAATAAAGAGCCAAGGGACCATATCCCTGAACATCATATGATACACTGGCCAAACCAGCCTTATCCATTCCCACAGAGACGTTACTGATATAAGCTCCGGCTGAATTATCATAATTAGTTACGGCAACCGCAGCCGAATTCGCCACATTTGAACTATAATGGGGCATGAAGAAATATGAAGTCGATCCACCATCCCCTGTTGAGTTTAGATAGAATCTAATATTCTGGAGTTTTGTTTGAGCAAGTGCAGCAGATTGAAGAGTATATTGACCGCTAGATCCAACGGCGGTGGATACCGCATAAAACCCATCAAATTTGCCTGTCCATCCCTGCATTCCATTCATCCCCTGTTTCCAGACCGTTCCGAAAACAGAAGCATCGATGTCATCGAAAGTAATGCTCAAATCCCATTTTCCCAACATCTCAACTGATGTCGTTCCGGTTGTCAATCTTATACTTGCATATCTACCCGTATATGGTGCAGCCATTTATATTCCTCCCTTAACTCACGATTGCTCGCAAGGTTGCATCCGAAGAAGTTACACAGAATAACCCTAATGGGCCATATCCTTTAATGTCGAAGCTAATTGTAGCCAAACCGGCTTTGTCCTGGCTCATACTTATATTACCGATGTAACATCCAGCGGTGGTAGAGTAGTTACTAACATCGGTATGGCTTGAACAGAAATTTGGAATAAAACAATAAACTCCAGTCGAACCATCTCCTGTGCTATTAAGATGGAATCTTATATCTTGAATCTTTGTCTGATCGAGTGCGGCCTGTTGCAATATCATCTGCCCTGTAGACCCTGCCGCTGTAGACACAGAGTAGAATCCCTCAAACTTCCCAGACCATCCCTGCATGGAGCATAGATTCTTCTTCCAAACTGAACCGAATACCGAAGCATCTACCGTGTCTAGATTGATCACAATATCCCACTTACCTAACATTTCAACCGCCGTGGCAGTATAGGCCATCGCCGTTCCAGCGGTTGTCGCCTTTATACTTGCATATCGACCCGTATATGGGCCTGCATTAAGTGCCATTTATGTATCCTCCCTTTGTACCATCATGAAATCTAAAGCCACCTGATGTTCCTCTGTGTCGTAGTCGTAAGTCGTAATCTCTCCATCTATATAGCAATCCTCCACCGTTAAACCGCCGTAAGACCCGATGCATCTGTGCATGGCAGACCTGACATGATCCGCCACAGCCCCAGCCGTTACGGGTGAAGTAGACCATGCTGATACCTGCATCCTAACATTGGATATTCCAGGGTCTGCATACATTGCCGATTCCCTAACCGTACTTACCCTGTAATAAGTGAGTGCAGGATAGATGCAATTCTGTGGCAGGAATGATGGATATATTCTTGTGCTGACATGGTCGGTGAGGGCCGTGGCAGCGGATAGAATTGTATATACTGCAACTTCTAGTCTAGCCATACATTTTCCCGGATGTACCGTAGTTTTGCTTTAACCATTTCTTGAAATGAACTTCAAGAGATTTATCTATTGATTCACGGAATCGCTTCAGGAATGATTCCCTATTTTCATCTACCGCCCTGGTGAATGGACGCTGACCAGTAAATCCCCTGACATAAACTTCATAGATGGGATGTCCACTCCCGGTGATTAAAAGAGCCTTTGGTCTTTCCCCACCCTTCCCCTTTTTAGGAATCCAATGGCCTTTGGTCCCCCATTCAATCATATGGCCATAGAATGGCTTAACCATCTTGCTGCCGTATTTGAGTTGATGTAACATTGGCCCTATTTGCATATTTAGAAGGGGGTCCTTCTTGTCTGGTCTTATGGCGATAGAATTCGCAAGAGTACCGAATTGGCCCGACTCATTTCTCTTGCTATGAATATTATCATGAGCAGCTTTCTTTATTATTTCACCACCCTCTTTTAATCCCTTGGCTACAAACTTCTTGTGTGTTTCTCCTGGAAGCGTTTCTAATGCTTTAAGTAATTCAGCCAATCCAACAGTCTTGACCGTTACAGTCCTGGCACCAGCCCCAACTCCCGTCCAGAATCCTTGAGTAGCTTTATTAATTGCCATTAACTAATCCATTCCTTGCACAGCAATATCATTTCCCTGTTTCTTTCATCT